AAGCGACCAACAGAACCGTCAGGAGTGTGGCTATTTCACCACGATTCCAAAGGGTCGGTAGAGCGCATCAAAGGCGCCCGGCGTGACTGCATGCCGACGATATTCTCCCGGCATCTCCACGATGTAGGAGCCGGTGCCGTACGACAGGCCGTTGAGTTCAAACGGGATCACCATCTGGACGGCCCAGCCGGATACGCCATCACGACGGCGGATGATCTTCATCGTTTCTTGTCACGCTCAAGCACGATGATTGGTACGACGGATGACTCGAGGTACCGGCGCACTCCGGTGACGGCTCGCACGCAGTCGCCTTTGCGGGTGTAGTCTTCGGCACCGTCGGCCACGATGCGTCCCTTGCGCCGCAGCCGCCAGTACCATCGCCGCCTCGATCCGTCGCGCATGCTACGCTCGCTCGCTTCGTACACTTCAAAGCCGTCGTGGGTCTTTGCCATGAGGGATACTCCTACGCTGGGGCCGACATGTTCCCGCCGCCTGGGGCAATCCCGGGCAGCGTATCGACGGCGTTACTTTCCTGACCGGAGTTCAAGAGCGCGCGGCCCGCGCCTTCGGCTTGTCCCGATTGCGGCGGCCCGAGTTCTCCACCCGGAGCTTCGGGATTCTGGCCCGGCATCATGCCCGGCACCGGTGCTGGCAACCCAAACGGATTGCTCATGCCGAGGATGTGTTCGACCCGGTGCAATGTGATCTCGTCCTTGGCGAATTGATCCGTCGAGACGAGCGTCCGAATGGCGTCCGTGTTCGCCCAGAGGTCAAGCTGCTGAATGTGGATCGGGTGCGCGTGCCACGCCTGCACGACGAGTGGTGTTGGTCCCTGCCGCCCGGACCTGACCCACTGCACGTAGAGTTCTTGTTCGATCTGCGCGGCCTTCGTGTGCGCGTTGAGCCCCGGGGCCAGTGACGTGCCCCCGAGCAGTTCCAATGCGGCGTACTGCGTGTCGGGATTCTCGGAATTGATGAAGCCCATCCCCTTGGCCTCTTGTAGCATCGCGCGCTTGCCCAGTGACGTCTTCGGCGTGGTCGATCCGTCCTCGATGATGACTTGGACGGCGCCCTGCAAGTCGGCATTGAGGAACTGCTTGAACGTCCACGTATTGTTCGGCCCGGCAATCGAGCGCACGCGCGTATCGGGTCCGTAGCTGCGCTCGAGTTCAATCGCCAGTTCCAACCACACGCGGTACGCTTCGCCGCGCGCCGAGAACAACGACGTGAACCGCGACTGGCTACGTTCCACTAGCAGATTGAGCGCCGAGAACGCTTCGACGCCGCCGGGCTTCATGCCTTTGAGCACATCCTGCGTGCCCACAAGCCGTTCGGCGTCGTTGAAGTCCTGTTCGCGCAGTTGGAAGAACACCTGATTGGGGGCCATACCGTCGAGGCGTTCGGGCTTGGCCTGCGTGCCGGCCACGACGTTGTACCGCACGATGAGCCCCGGTTCGCCGGTGAACCGATTGACTTCCGAGCCCTTGGGCTCGAGCCACACGGGGTTCGCCATGCGCTGCATGATGAGCTTCACCATCGAATCGCCCTGATTGATGGAGTCCTGCTTCGTCAGGATGGGATCGAGTGCCCCCTTAGGGTACAGGCGCCCGCCAACGAGTTCGTACGGGTAGTACACCCACGGCCAGATCCGTTTGCCCTTTTTCGTCTGGTAGGGGAGCGGCCCAGGCAGGACGCCGCGATCTTCGTCACGGATGATGACGGATTCCCCGTGCTGGCCGCCGGCAAAGCGTGCCCAAAGCCCTTCGGGGAAGTCGGCGCACGGCTTGATCCAGAGTTCCGCTTCAATCGCGCCCTTGACGCGGTTCTGCGCGCCGGATCCACTACCCATGAACGGCCCGCGCGTCAGATCGGTGGTCGTGGCGAGCGAACGGTACATTTCGAGCGAGGATTCGCCCGTGGACGACGACATACGGATGGATTCGGCGTAGGGACGCCCCTTGTAGTAGCTTTCCGGCCGCCAGCGCAAGAAGATCAGCCGGTCCACGTCTTCCCATCGCTGTACGTAGGTGGGAATCATGATTTCGAGCGGCGACACGACGAGCGTACGACCGGACCCAACGGTTTCGGATTGTCCGATGGGGTCGCCGGTCATGGGATCCATCGCGTCCTGGAAGGTTTCTGGGGGGGCGCCGCACTGCGGACAACCCATGAAGTCGTCTTCGTCCAGATCGAGCGGGTGGAGCAGCATTCCGCACTCGGCGCACTGTTTGGCAGTGATGAAGACTTCGTGCGTCGTGTCGTCGCGGTCCCAATGCGGATGAAGCCAGCAGCAGCCGAGCGTCGGTGCCCAGAAGTCGGCTTCAAACCACCGGGTTTTCATCGAGTGTTCTTCGGCCAGCGCCGGCTCGAGATCATCCAGCAGTTGCGCCGTGATGACGTTCTTCGGATCGGTGCCGTTGGGCCGAATCCGGGCCGAGGGTTGGACGGCAGTGAGCATCGCCCGGATACTCGAGATCGTTTCCGCGCAAATGTTGGTCACGGGACGCGGGATCCAGCGTGCGAGGCGCTTGTCTTTCCACTCGCCGCGGCCGTTGTTGTAGATCCACTGGTGCCCATCGACGTAGAGCAGCTTTTTCCACCACGACATTTCGAGGTTGTTGCGGGCTTCCAGTGAGGATTGCCGCGTCTCGGTGTAGAGGTTGCGGAGTTGGGAGTCGCCTTGGGGATCGCCCGCGTCAAGGAGCGCGTAGAGGTCCGGGCCTTGCGGCACGGAGGACACGCCTCCCGGCGGCGGGCGAAATGGTCGTGGTTGTTGCAGGAGGCTCGCCCCACGGGCGAGGATGGCGTCAATCGGGCCACCCCCCGACATGCCGGACCCTGGACCCGTGGGAGGAAACATGGGAAGACTCCTTATCCGGTCGGCGCGAGGTCAGCGGCGTGCGGGAACGATGGCGTGGAGAGCAGCCCCATCTTTTCGAGTTCGGCCGCGCGGTCGTCGCCCACGTCGTTGAACAGATCCACCCCAGCGCCGCCTTCGGCCATCAGTGGATTGCCCCGGCCGACTTGTGGCGCACTCATCGGAAGCCCCGTGAGTTTCGATTGCAGTTGGGCCGCATCGTGGATCGCTTTGTTCATCACGGGCAGCATCGAATCGAGATGCGCGCCCCGAGACTCGGCTGTGGCCGTGGCCGTGGCGAGTTCTCGGAGCAACCCGGCGCGGATCTCCTGCAAACCTTCGACCTTTTCGCGCAACGACGACACTTCGACTTTCATGGCGTCGAAGTCACGGTCCCGAAGGAGTCGGTAGCCAAACATCTACTGCACCGGAGGGCCGCCACGAACGCCAGAGAGTCTGGTTGTCGATCCAGTATTGGCCTTCGATTGGCCCGACTCGGTGTACTCGCGGATCCTGCGTCCGAGTTCTGACACGAATTCCACGTCTTCGGTGGACATATTGAACAGGTTGAACGTGCCTGAGAGCGTCAACGTGCCTCCGGATCGCAGATCAATCGTCTGAGCGTGAGCGCTCTTGCGTGGGCCGCGTGTTTTCTTGGTCGGTTCGGGCATCTGAGGTTCCTCCGGTGTAACTGTTTGGCGGGCTTAACGATAGAAGTCTTGCATCGGACTGTCAACGGCGGCCAGTGGGACGTTGAACCCGTCGTAGATTTCCGTGAAGTCGTCCGTCACGCGCACGAGCCCGTCTTCGTGGGGATCTTTGTCTACCAAGGCGTTACGTTCGATCTGCCGTCGCGCGTCTGGTGAGAGCAATGACAGGTTGCGTACGCCACGGGTGACGTCGAGCGTAATCGAATCGCGTGGCAGTTCTGGCCACATCATGCAGGCGTACCGCAACGCATCGGCCAAGTCGTCCTCTTTTTTGAAGGGGGTTGGCTTGTTGACCCCGCGCTTCGTCTCGGCCTGTTCCGCCCAACGGTAGTGCCGTAGCCGTTTGATGAGCCGTGGGCACGAAGACTTCGCAATGAGCATCTGGCCCGTGGCCATCCACGAGTAGACGCGCTGAATGCCCGCTTCCACGTCGTTTTCGGCCGCGACCGCGTAGAGGCCATGCGCCGAGAGTTCAATCGCGGCTTGCGCGGCCGAGCGGTCGATGCCCCACCTCACTTTGAGGCCCGGCGGGACGAGCCCTTTGAGTTTCCGCGCGTGTTCGATGAACAGCCCCTCGCGTTCTTCGTATTCGCGTACGACGACGAGCCCGCGTGTCGTCGCCACAATGATCACGGCGGCAAAGGGATGGTCGGTGCCTGGGTCCATCGCCGCAATCGCCTGATGTTCTGGGTTGATCTCGGGCCATTCGGGGATCCACTCCCGGATCTTGTCGTCGTCCGCTTCGCACTTGTCGATGAGCGGGCCGTAAATCGTGCCGGTCGGGTACTCCAGTGAGGCTTCAAACTCGCGGCGGAACAGTTCCGGGGGCATCGACGATCGCGCGGCTTCGACTTCTGCTTCTTCGACAGTCGGGTTATCGACCGTCCGGTATTCCGTGGCCCAGAAGCCCGGTTTGCCTTCAGTGGCCGGCACGAAGAAGTTTTTGTGGCACCAATCTTCGCCCCAATCGGGCGTGGACGTGACCCACGCGATCCCTTTGCGCTCAATCAGCGTCGGGCGCAAGATTTGCCACGCGAGTTCCTGAATCTTGCGCCCTTCGTCGATCCAGACCCAATCAAGGCCCGGCCCGGCGCCGCGATTGGGATCATCAAGCGACCGGAACGACACCATCGACCTATTCGGCAACGTCAGTGTCAGGCGATCTTCTGACCATTCGGTGAGCGGATGTTGAAACCACTCTTGTGGCAGATGCGAGAAGAACGCTGGGATGACGTAATCCTCCAGTTCCGGAAACGATGGCGCACAACACCAGCCCTTCGTATCAGGCACGGCGCATTCTTCGACGGCTGACAACGCCCCTATCAAGGTCTTCCCGCCTCTCCGACCAGCGCGGAGAAAGAAGTTGCGAAAGGGACGCATCCCCTTTTCGCCGCACGCCGGGCAGTAGATCGTCTCCAGCATCGACCACGCGAGACGCGATCCATCGGACGCCAAACATAATTTGGGACAGTAGCGGAGACGACGGGCGTTGAGAAACGCGACCTGATACGGATTGTAAAGCAGCGTGACGCGCGGCTCTGGGTTGGTGATGCGATTGCGCGCCATCAGTACCGAGTCTTTCCAAACTTCGCGGCGTCCGGGGCGCGTGATGGACCGACGGTGCGAACACGCGGAGCCGCGCGTTCCGGCAATGACGTGGTGCCAGTGCGCTCGGCGCGATCATCGTATTGTTCGGCTGAGACACGGCCGTCGTCACGCAGTTGTTGCCACTTCCGACGTTGCGCTTCGCTGACAAAGGGCCGAGTCACTTGAGCGCCGTTCCTACGCCGACCGATTCAGGGATAGCCACAGTGGGAATGTCGGGTAACGCTTTTGGCGATTCGGGAATGCCGAGAATGGACCCCGCGCGTGGATTACGGGCGCTGGCGATCTGTTCGGGCGTCGGATCCGTGAAGACGATCTTCATTTCCAGCGTCGTCTTGGTCACTTGCGCGTCGATCGACTTGTGGGTCCGGTACATGCCCCGGCCTTTGAGAAGATCCTGGGTGTAGTCCTTGTCGCCATCGACCAATCCGTTGATCACGTTATCGACGGCGAGCGGGATCCCGATCTGATCGAGCCGCATCAACTGATCGGAGGCCGCGCTATTGGCGCGGATGTCCACGAGGGCTCGCTTCACGGTCGGTTCCGAGACGCCGAGGTGCCCGGCAATCTCCGATTTCGAGAAATGTTGCATCCGCAAGGCGAGGACGGCGGCAATGAACTTGGCCCGGCGCAATTTGCCGGCGGGATTGCGGACGCGGCGCGCGAGTTTGTCGATCTCGGTCTGGGTGTCGTCGAGGGCTTGCTGTTGGCGCTGCTGGCGTTCGATCGCCGGATCCACGACGTCAGGTGGTACCAATGCTTCGGCGCGTTTCGCTTCTTCCTTGGCGAGCGCACGCGCGACTCGGAGCGCCTTGTTTTTCACCACCCCAGCGCCGGTGCGTTTCGCCATCAGCGGCCTTTCGTGAGCAATGGGAACCGAGCCGTATCCGACCGTGGCCGCATAAAGACGCCGCGCGGAGCCAACCACGCAGAGGCTTCACACGATGAACGTACCGGAGGGAACGCCACCGTGACACGGCGGATCGTGCCCGGTCCACCGGGAGCGATTCTACACGACTCCCGATTACACCAAGCCGACTTCGCCCGTGGCGACCAGGGTCAACCGTGTGGTGTCAGCCGCACCGCCCACGATAAAGCCATTGGTCCCTTCCAAGCGCAACCCGCCTTGGAAGGTGATGTCCACGAAGCTGTTGGCCGCGACCGCCTGATCGGTGGCGCCAATTTCCGACCCGGCCGCGTTCGCGCCCGTCGCCCCCTTGAACAGTCGGAAGGACGATGCGGCCCCCTTGTTCACGATGCGGATCTGATAAATCAGAAGGTACGTGGCCGTGGCCGTGTACCCCACCGCCGACGCTCCAGCCGCGGCCGGCGCGATGATGTTCGTGGTGTAGGTGGTCGTCAGCGCGACCGGACCAAAGACTTCTCGTTTGTTTGCGGGCATTCCGGACTCCTTCTAGGGTTGCTACTCTAAACGAAATTGGTTACTGAAGATAGGCCACCACAATTCCCGCCTCATAGAGACTGACCGTGGTCAGGTCCGTGGAGGTAATCATACCCACGTCGGCCCCGGTCCCGGCCGGAAACGTCGGCCTCGACCGGAAAAAGAACTTGTTGCTCGTGGTGAGGTTCATATCGCCACTCACTCCATCGACGATCAGTTGGGCGGTTTCAGGCGCCAACGCTTTCGCATAGACCCAGCCCATGACGCCCACGATAGTTGTCCCCGTGAGATCCACGTCGCCGGTGACCTGATTCTCGACGTTGTACTCTTCCGTCACCGCGGCGCCGACCCCGACCATTGACCAGCCATTCGTCGTTGAGAGCGGCTGTTCATTGACTTGTGGGCTGTGTCCCGATCCGTACCCTGATCCGCCGACCCCTATTTGAAGCGTGAACCCGTTCGTGGTGCCATTCGCGTTGGGACGCTTCGCCGTGACGCGGACGTCACCAGGATCGGAGTAATCAATGCCCCCATCAACATAAATGTCGTCATACCATGCGTTGCGATTCGCGCCCCAGTCTGAACTAATAGCAAGGACTAGCGTATCCGTGATCGTGTCATCTAAAAGATCACCAGCATATGTCAATGAGACTTCTTCTACGCCGCCAACTCCTGCGACAAAGTTGAAAGCAGATGCACTGTTGATAACATATGACACATAGATGCGATACCACGTATTGACCGCAAGTGTCGTAGTCCCAATGTCAATGCTTGGGCCACTGGCCAACTCCACTCTGAGTAATAGTTTGCCGTCAGTTCTTAGGGAAAGTATGCATAGTTGGTTACCATTCTCTGATGTTTCCAGTGCTGCTATTGAGCCAGTCGCAGTGGGTAGTGTGTCGAAACGGAACCGGAAACTGATTCGGCGTCCCGAGCTATTCAATACACCGGAACGGGAGCATCGTGCAGTGGTTGGGCCTGCGCCCGTCGAGACTTTGATCGACCGCGGTCCGGTATAGGACTGATCAGACGCGCTGACGACCGTCCCTGCTGTCGCGGAATAAAAGGACAGGTCTTGCGTGGCGTCCGATCCGGGATCCAAAAAGAGCGGGACGATCTGAGTCAGCAACCCTCGGCTGTTTTGCTGCAACAGCAACCGGCCGTTTTCTTGGAGCAGGAATGTATCCATGTTAGTCGAGAAATTCGATGCAATAGATCACGCCCTCGGCGCCGGCCACCGCCGCGATATCCACCCCATCGGAAACATGCGATCCGCCTGCCCCGCCCCCGTAGTTGCCGCCGGCTTCACCGATCTGTGAGTTGATGCCGCCGCGTCCACCGCCACCGGCGAACGAGGAGCCACCATTGCCCCCGCACCCGATCGCGCTCGTCGTCGTGATCCCAGCCCCGCCGCCTCCCCCCGCGATGTTCAGGTCGCCGAGGGTGCCGACCCCGCCAGCCCCGCCGCGAACCATCGCAGCGGTCGAGTTTCCAGTGGACACTCCGATGGCGCCGCCGGTCGCCTGAAGCAGGGCGTTTGCCGTGCCGAGCCCGGACGTGTTGCCCGCACCAGTAGACGTGGCTCCCACAACGCATGTTTGACTGGCGCCAATAGTGGCCGCGGTGAACAACTTAATCGCGCAGCCCCCACCGCCGCCGCCACTCACGGCCGCATCGGCGGCCGTCTCCGCGGGAGTGCCCCCCCCTCCTCCGACACAAATTACTAACACCTTCTTCATCAGTGCTGTCGGCGTGTAGGTGGTGGTGCCCGTGAGGATGGTCTGCACGACGACGTTGCTCAAGGCGAGCGTCAAGAGAGACGCCAACGTCATTTTTTGCGTCAGAGGCGTGCCGCCCGGATCGTCCACGATGACCATCAGGTCGGTCGTGAGAGGCGTTGTGTTGGCGCTCAGTGCCGTAATTTTGTCGCCAGAGACGATTGCCGCGGGGCCGGGGATGCCAGGGAAGCCATCTTCGCCGTCCTCTCCCCAGAATCCAGGAGGTCCACTCCCTGCCGGGCCGGCCGCCCCAGCCGACCCAGCCGCCCCAGCCGATCCAGGAATCCCTTGCGGCCCAGGAAACCCATCTTCCCCGTCTTCCCCCCAGAATCCCGGTGACCCATTGCCCGCAGGGCCGGCCGCTCCCGCCGCGCCTTGAGTTCCAGGCACGCCTTGTAATCCAGGGAAGCCGTCCTCGCCATCTTCGCCCCAGAATCCCGGCGCACCGATGGCGCCAGCGGCCCCAGCCACACCAGCGGCCCCGGGTGTCCCAGACATACCGGCCGGCCCGGGCAACCCTTCCTCGCCATCCTCACCAAACAGTCCAGCCGGGCCGGAGGCTCCGGTGGTGCCAGTGGCTCCGGTGGTGCCAGTGGCTCCAGTCGCTCCAGGTGTTCCGGATGCTCCGGATAGACCCGGCATTCCTTCGTCGCCGTCTTCCCCAAAGAGTCCGGCAGGACCGGTCGCGCCAGCGACACCAGTCGCACCCACGGCCCCGGGTGTCCCAGGACTTCCGGCGAGTCCAGGAAAACCGTCTTCGCCATCCTCGCCAAAAATCCCTGCTGGACCCATGGGGCCGTCCGCACCAGCCACACCGGGCGCTCCCGTTGCCCCGGCCATGCCCGCCGGTCCCGGCAAGCCGGGTATCCCTTCGTCGCCGTCTTCGCCGGGCAGCCCCGGCGGCCCGATCGGACCGATGGGACCAGCCGGCCCGACGGCTGACACCGCCACCCACGTATAGGGCGACACACTCGTGCATTGCTTGACGACCGAATTGAGCGTATCGACCCAGAGTGTGCCGACGATCACGGGATCTTCGGCGGGTACGGCGTTTTGGATGATGAGTTGGCCCCACATGCGAAGTGGCATGGGGGAATTACCTCAACTGCGTGGTCACGACGATCGAGGACGTGATCGTCGGTGGGGACGCGGGTACCCAGAACTGCCACCATGCACGCGCGGGTGCTGGCGTGACGGTTTCACGCACGCTGATCTGGACGTCGCAGTCGGCCTGACATGTCAAGCAGCGCACTGTCACCACGCGATCGGTTTCCAGATGGGTGATGCCCAATCGGGGAAACGGATAACTCACGCCACACCGAGGACATTCGACGCGATGCGACGTGAGATTCACGAGATTCGGTGTCGGCATCACGGTTCCGTGGCGAGAATTTGCGCGACCGTGCCCGGGAACTTCACGCAGTACTGCCGGTACGGCCCCGAGGTGCGGAAAAAGTAGAAGGGATACGGTAACTCGAGGAAAGTCCCGTCCAGTTGTCCCGGCAAACTCTGCATGACGCCGGTCGTTTCATGCACGCGCCAGCGCGGCACGCCGAACGTCACCAGTTCCATCGGCCGGCAGTTGCCTGAGCCGAATTGAGGAATGTCCCGAGCGGGTTGCGGGTCTGGGGCCAGCATCGGGTCCGCAGTCTAGCAGAATCTCGCTGCGGCGGGCAGTGGGTGTAGAATCTTGGGCCATATGGCCGTTCTGATCCTCGCGCAACGCCCCAACGGCGATCAATTGACGTACGCGGCGGGTGTGATGTATTGGGTCGAAGGATCGACGGGCATCAGCCGCGAAGTCTCGCAAGCGCTCACGCAGGCGAATCGGTTCCCCACGATAGCCGGCTGGTTGTTGGCCATCGTCCCGCTGGTTCTCTTGGCGGCACGAGCTTTTTACTCGTCGGCCGTGCGGGGCTGTGGCGCCGCGTCCGTCAATAGCACGCTCGCCCTTCTGACGAACGCCTTGTTGTTTTTGGACGCGCCCGCGATGACCTACTTAACATTTCAGTTACTCGGGTGTCTGGCGAAAGGGTTAGCCGCGCCGGGATCGCTCGTCATCGGGTCCGAGGTGGCCTCGCCCTATTCGTTGGTCTTTACCACTCCGGCCGGCGCGTCGTTGGCCGCCCTGGCGAGTGAACCTGTCGGCCGAGGGATTCGCGCGGTCGATGACGGGGGCTATCTCGTCAATGTCGGATTCAAATTAGCGCCGCTTGCACCGATCATCTTAGATTCCCAATTTCGCGTCGTGGC